GTTTGTGAGAGCCGTAGAAATCGCCGCTGCACCATCTGATTTGATATCGGCAAATGGGTTTGCACGGCTCAGTGTGAGTTTTTGAATGGCTTTTAAAACCTGAGTCATATCGTTAATGTCGAGCGCCAATCCTGCTGACTCTACGATATGCGCTAACTCTTCCTGCATGGCATTAAACGCTGCTGCCCGCAGCCTCGTTGCGGCAATACCACCAGCAACACTTCCATCAGTATATTTGCCATCCTGCGTTGCAGTGGCTTCGACTTGCCCGATTCGGAGCATAGTTAATCCTCACTTAGTGTTAAGCGATAAAATCAGAGGGGGAAATATCAGTTATGAATAATTGAAAATGATGTTCAGATGGGATGGGGCAATTTTGTTGATTGAACACTCCAGTTGTTTATTGCCCCACGATGCGAGCGGATCTCCGCAGTAGGACGCGCCAGCAAGCGAATACTTGATCGTTGTTTGTGGCGCATTTATCCGCCAGGTAAATGGCCACTCGTCACCGTTAAGCGCATCACCGCATACTGACATGCCACTCATAGCGGGCCGGAACTGTGTGATAGTGATGGTATAACCAAGAGCTGCAGCCACCCGGATGTAATAATCGCGGTTCAGGCCGCCGGTGCTGATTAACTTTGCCACCACGGCGCGCTGGCGATCGCTGACGCCACCGGATTCACCAATCGCACAATCATCTGGTAACCCCAGAGAGCTTTCCCATTCTGACAACATTACCGTCGCTGTAGGGGGAAAAGCACCAGTAATCAGGCTTTGCGCATCGTTGTCAGAACGCTGAAACGCGCTGCCCAGTGCCCGTAATACCGCAGCCTGTACCGTTCTTTGCGACCGGGGCCACGCCCTGCCCGTCGGTAGCAGCGCACCAAGCGCACCGGCATAATCATTTTTTGAAAAGAGGCTCATACAAAATTCACCCCGCCAAGCACCGGAATTTCGCCAACAGCAAAGGTGATATTGGCCGTCGGAGAGTTAAGAATATAGCCCGTCGTGCCGCTAACACCGCCGATACTCCCGTTAATATCAGAGAGGTAAACTTTCCCAGAACCATCAGGGTTAGCTTCATCAAAAAACAGCGCCGTCAGCGCGTCTTTTATCCCCTGAACTGTGGTGCTGTCGGCATTTTTGATCCCAGAGATTTCAATATTGATGACTTTCTTGATCGGGGAACATACGAAAACAATGGCAGTGTCTGTCTGCTGCGGATAGATGTGGTCGGCGACAGCGAGCTGGTCTCCGGTGGCTTTAACAGCCCCCCAGTCCTCAAGTTGGGATATTCCGTCGGTACCGACCGGAAACCCACCATTGTCATTCCGATCACACATGATATACACGCCAACGGTCCCGGCCCCGTTCAGACGCCGCTTTACCCACGCGCGGGTGACGCCCGAAACCTCAAGCGCCCATTTTTTATAATCGGCGTCGCTTCCACCCTGAGGCGGATTCTGCCATGCCAGCAAGCCACGACTGCGAAAATCCTCTTCCGTTTCAATATCGGCTCCGCCGGTCGCAGCGGACAGTAACGTTACCTGTGGATCCACGCCAGCAATATTCGCGTCCAGGGTCATTATGGTCCCGGCATCAGCGTTACCGCGCGCGCCTCCACCCGTTACATCACTGGTAATATCCGGCAGTATGGCCGTCACCGCGACGATACCAAATCCATCTGCCTGAATTTTAAGATCTGCATCCGTCCGGTACTGGTATCCGTCCCCGCGGTTAATGATCGAGCCAACAGGGATAATACAGTCAACACTGCCACTAGCCTGTACCGCAGGCGACTTCGCCGCTGCAGCTGGTTTTCTGAATACCTGCTTAAGGGCCATCCACCCGGCGAGATACTCATCGGTAGAGGTAAACGGGTTTGTCTGCAGGGCAATATAGTCAAGGTAGGCGTAATGCAGATGCCCCATCCCCGCATCCATGTCAGCCAGTACCTTCAGGTTCGCGAAGCGCAGGAGCGCACCAACATCCTCAAGCTCCGCCTGCATAAATTTCCGGTTTCCGTCGCGGAGTTCGCTCAGCGTCGGTCGTTTAAACGGCATATTAACGTTGCTCCCATATCCAGTAAAACCTGAATTCCTGCCAGTCCTTCCCCGGTGCCTGATAGCGGATAATGAGATTGAGCCGGTCAGGCAGGACGATCCTTGCAACAGGAATAACCTCGCTGACAACGCCATCAACCTTTAACCAGTTGAGCGCTTCACTCGAGTATTCCTCCGCTTTTTTTGCTACATCCGGGGTCAGTTTTTTCCGCCGTAGCAGCCACAGCCGGGATCCCAGTTGGGATTCCTCCCCGGAATCCCCCCACCAGCCGCGGCGATCGCTATCCTCATAATCATCGTCAGCGCGCGCCAGCCTGTCGGTAAACAGGCTGTCCAGTATTGCAGTCTGTAAATCGTTCCCCGTGGTGAGTTCACCCAGCCCTTTCTGCCAGTCAGCAAACATCTCATCCACATTCCAGAATGAAGCGATGTCACTCATGTCACCTGATCCTCTGTTTTTTGGCTGCGGATATTGTCATTGCCACTCTGGGCATTTTTAACCACATGATCATGGTCATTATGTGCATCCCGCAGCTCTTTCAGTGTTCGGGTATTGGTTTCACAGTTATCAACAATGTCACCCGTGCACCTCAGGATCGGGGTATTTGCAAGGATCCCCTGGCTGGCATTGATGGTCACGTTAGTGGCGTTATTGACCTCAACATTCTGGCCCTTTGCATCCAGGAAGATCCCCTTCTCCGTCAGGAGAATATTAAGGCCCCACTGGTTATACATGACCGTTTCGCCCGCTTTCAGGCCTGTATGACGGAACCCCTGATGGTTGGACGCAATTACCACCGCGCTGGAACGATCACCGCCAATAAAAGCCAGAACCACGTCAGTCCCTGACGGCAGGCCGGATGAAAAGCCAAATTCTGCCATCCGCGGAGCGCTGGCCACCTCCAGCGGAGTCTGGTACTGGATAGACTGCACCACCCCACCATCTTTCATAGCCGTGATCCGGCCAATCCCCAGCATGCCGGCGATCCTGGTCGCTGCATGTTTAAATAGTTGCTTCATGTATTGAATCCCGCCAGGTTCTGGTAGAAGGCATATGGCTGAACGGAGAATGCTTCAGGCGGCATCAGCGTCATGCGTGCATGGGTGCCGTAGTCATCGCGCATATAGGTGACTTCTGCCAGTAGCAATTCAGTCTTCGGCAACCGTAAGGTGGGAAGATCAACGGGGATCAATGTGTTTGGTTCCCACAGTTTCCCGTCTTTATCCCGCCAGGAATCGATGGTTACCGAGAGCTGTTTTGAACGTCCGTACCGCCGGTTCATTTCCCAGTCGATCGCACTTTGTGCCTGTTGAGTAGCCATCAGGGTACTTTCCACAATCGATATATGTTTTCGGTACCGCATGCGGGCGGCCTCCGGATCTCTCGCCGTTGCCAGAGTCACAGCGTCATAGGCCGTATCAGGCGAATACCCTGCAATTGGAGAAACGCTCATTGATACACCGACATAATCTGAAAACCTGTCAGCCATCGATTTGCGGTAGTATGCCTGCTCGACATTTACCCCTTCGGCTATCCCACTTGCCGCACGACGTGTTCCCACCCGGGTCAGTAACAGGTTTCCATCGGGCTGATCGTAGTAAAGCAGAGCAGACCATCTGGCCACCCGATCGATGACTTCTTGCGGAGACTCACCCCAGTTCAGAGTGAACTGGGGTACCTTCACAAGTTCATCAACATCCGTGGTTACGGTGATGCCGTAGTAGGATGCCAGGCGAGAAGCAATTTCAAGCGCATTACTGGCATTGATGACGTTGTTAGGCCACTCGGCTGAGCAATCCACCAGGTCCTGACATTTGCTCCTGCCCGTGGCGCGGACCTCATGGCGGGAGCGCGATAGTGCGGGTTCCCAGTCATCAACATATCCCGTCAGTGTCAGATCATCTCCGATACGAACTTCACAAGACATTCCCTCTTCAACGAGTTGACGATCTTCGTTGCCAGGGAAGTAATCCATTAGCCCAAGATCGAAATCAGAGGGAAAACGCTCAATACCTCGCGTTACCCGGACAGAATCCCACCCCTCGATGATTTTGCCGTCGACCGTCAAAGAAACAACATCCAGATCGCTGTCTGCATTCATTGCCTCAGTACCTTCATGGTTGTCGGCATAAACGCCGGATGCGGTACGCGCGCTTCCTGTACCAGTTCATCTGCACGGGTGGCATCCTGGTATAATCGGTTTGCCAGCGTCAGCGCCGGAAGCGGCTGAGCGGTAGTAACCTGCAGAAGCTCGCTCAGACCAGAAGCACGCTCACTCATCGTAGAAAGGAATGCCGATCTGACGGCGAGAAGCGCGTTATACATATCATCGTCCGCGCGGTCTCCAGCCAGAACCAGCGCCGTATCAAGTTGCACAGAAACTCGTTGAGTTAACTCTTCTGCCTCGTCTGTACTGGCTGGTCTGGAGTCCGCAGCGGCACTGGTCATGGCACCAGTACATAGCACAACAATCAGCGTGTTCATGGTCGCCGAAATCGCTTTGCTGCTGTCGGACTGCTGGTACTCCGTGCTGATTGAATTAGCCAGTTTTTCCAGCGCTGTGATTCGGTCATTAACGCTGCCGGCGCTGTTAAGAATTGCGTTTACCACGTCGGCGACGCCCTGGACAAACTCATCAGGTGTGTTGGAGCTGCTAAGCTGGCTCGACCTGTCGGTAACATTTTTCCGGTCCATTACCGACTGGGCTGTTACCTTGTCAGCCAGTGCTCTCTCATCATCCACATCAGCAACTGACGATTTGCCAGCAACAGCAGAGGAACTACCGCCCACAGAGCCTTTACTGTAACGTCCGTACCGGGTATTCCCGAACGTGGAGTTCAGGACATTGCTGAGATTCGTGACCTGACTGATGGTGCTGTCAACCATGTTAGTCCAGAACGTGACCGTGCCTCTGATGGTGTTTATAGCCTGTGTGACACCGCGGATTTCACTCTTAACTCTGGCAATCGTGCTCAGCACAGCAGTGCTGACCAGTTTCAGATAGTTGGTTTTCACCGTGGCGCCTGCAACGGTACTGCCCGTGACAGCAAACACTTTAAGCCCTGATTCAATTGCCATCAGGGTAAATTCAAATACTCGCCCGTTCTCCATCGAACCGGAAATACGCAAACCATTCTCAGGGATGGAAACCGTTAATTCGCCCAGTGTCGGATGGACAAGCGTACCGCTACCTTTTTGTTCACAGGCTTCAATCAGTGACTGGCGCTGCGTGATAGCATCGCCGCCGCCGTAAACCTGGCTGTTCTGGATCAAGAAACCGCGAATAACAAATCGCCGTGTTGCCCGCCCGATATCCTCTATCCAGGCTGTATCACGGTAGGGATATTCATGTACCGCCTGGCGTCGGCCGTGGCTCCCTTCCTCAGCAACAATTGCAAATGGCACACCTCTGAATGAGCTGGGCCGTAACTGCCCCTGCCAGTCATCGCTGGTATCTCCCCCCAAAAGAGAAGTTATTGCGTCCTGGATAATTGACGGCATCACGCCTCCGGAAATAAAAAAACCGCCATGTCGGCGGTTTACATATGCACTGAAATGACTTATCTATTTATCGCTGGATCCATTACGGTCAAGAGATTCGGCGATCCTGTAAAGATGCTCAGTCGCCTTGAATGAGTTCATTAGGAACTCATAAAGCACACGTAAAAGCAATGCACTTACCACCGATATCGTAATCGCCGTGAAATTCATTGAGACAACAGAAAAAACGAGGAAAATGCCAATTACCAGGTAAACAAGCGCAAAAACCTTTGGAGTCTAAATGGCTTTTGCTCCAAAAACTTTTTCATTCATAACTTCTTCCTTAACGAAATGACGACAGTGATCAGTAATTCATGGCCGTTGTTATTCTGCCATTATTTTCCGCATTATAGGTTTTTCGCTCACCCTTATCATTAACCATTGTGATTTCGAGCTTAAGTGGTTGTTCTGACATTGCCTCTTTAAGAGACTTAGCCAGATTGTCGCCGAGTACACTTTCATCACTTTTCTTACCCGTATCACTCAGAATGATGGATTCCCGATTTCTGTTCTGCGAGCCTGAGAGAATATCAGTTTCATCACTCTGGTTACTAAGAGTGCTGGAGTCACGATTTCCAGTTTGCGAACCTGAGATAATATCATATCGCTGTTGAGCCAGAACTTCCGGGCTACGTAAACCCTTCCACCGATCGTCAATGATGGCCGTCCGGACAGAATCGCTCAGTTCATTTTCGGTATACGGCTGTGCTCCGCTTTCATGTTTAATCATTGCTGCCATCAGTGTTTTTAACACATCAGGATCGTGGAGATTAATACGCTGCTGCGCTCCAAACCCAGTACTTTTTGATACGGAATCAATATATGCACGAGTATTATTCTCTGATTGCGGAGCATAGGTATGAATAATCCCATCCAGAGTATTATTCCCCCTGTCACCATACAACATCAGCTGTCTCGCCATTGCAGCTCTTCCGTCGGCATCATTCGCAAAGGTAGAAAATCCGCCATTTTTACCCGTTGCGTTTGCTGCAGCCCTCAAATTACCGGGATTATTATTTCTGAAGCCAATTGCGTTATTCCTTGTTTCCCCGTAAGGAACATTGCCGCGTGCAACGTTGGATTGTGGCTGGCTGATAGCGGATAAGTCATTCTGCAATTGAATCGCAGAATCGGTCGCGCGGTAATTCGCATCGTACCGCTTTCTTACAGCATCAGTCATGAAACCCGCGTCAACCTGCCCACGTTCACTGCGGGGTAAGCTATTATAAAGTTCCTTATCGTTCTGAATGCGCCGTAGTTTCTCAGCATCATTGCTGTTGATAAAACCGAGAGCATGAGACAGCCCAGTAAAATCACCATTAGTGAACAGATCGGTAACACCTTCAAGGCCGTCTTTGACTGAACCATCCGAAAGAATGGTCTTAAGTGCCTTGTTTTTTGAACGTTGCCACAGACCATCCCAGGATGCGCTGAGCTCATTCATAGTGCCGTTCACTTCACTCAATTGCTGATTTAGTGCCGGATCCACAGTCAGACCAAATTCATCCGATTTCGCCAGCAGCTTTTTCATGCGCTCACCGTCACGCATTAGCGCCAGCAATTCGGGCGTCAGCCCAAGTGCATCAGCGGCGGACTTCTGCTGTTCAGGTCGCAAGGTTGGAAAAATTTTTGCGATAGACTCCAGTGTTTTAAGGGTATTTACTGAACCATCGCTGTTTTTTTGGATTTGAGCACCAATTTGCGCCATCGCTGCCATAACCCCCTCGTTTTTACCACTGGCAGCCTCATTGAATGCTTTGAAAATACCTTCTATTGATGCATTAGCGCTCTCGCTGTCTGCCCCAAGAATACGCATTGCCCCGGAAAGTCGGGTAAAATCGTCAACGCGCATTCCCGCATTTTTTGCCGAAACATCAAGATTATAGGCCTGACGGGATGCCTCCCGAAATCCATAAGCGACCTGTTTCAGTCCGTAGCCGGCAGCACCGGCTAACCCCAGCGCCCCCATCTTCCCCGTGAGCTCCCCCACCATTTTCAGTGGGGGAACCATGTCGCCAATAAACTGCACGTTATCCCGCGCGCTCTTCGACATATTCTCGAGGCGAGAAATAAAACCGCTCAGTCCGTCGGCTGTTTCCTGACCGCCTAACTTGAGCCCTTCTTTAGTTTTATCTAGCTTCGGCTCCAGGTCACGGACAGCCTCATTAATGCGGTCTATAGCCTCGCTAACCTGGTCGCTGGCCACCAGCTCAAAATCAAAAGAATTACTCATCGTCTTCAGGTTTCCTAAGCTTGTTTATCCGGGATGCCTGCGCCACCCACCATTTCAGCCGGGCGCGGGTCATTCCCCACGCCCTGTCCTCAGACCAGCGGAAATAGAAGGTGACGTCAGCGGCCATTTCCTGCCAGGTTGTCAGGGCTTCCAGGTCAAAAAACTGAGCAGATACTCCTCACACTTACGGAAGTCGAGAAAATCCATCGGCTGCAGTACGCTTTCACGCGTACCGGAAACCAGCGCAATAAGCAGGCGCATCGCCGCGAGCGACGTTGACGCAGCCTGTTTCTCGTAAAACTGCTCAGCCTGGCTTAGCGTGGGTGCTTTCAGCTCCAGCTGCGTATAAGTGGTCTTCTCCGCAGCATCATCCAGCGCTACGGTTAATGGAATGGTTTTAACGCGTTCAATCTCAGCCATCTTAGTTCTCCGTTACGTCGCGGCCTTCCCAGCGAACATCAAATACTGCATCTTCGCTTTCCACTTCCTGGACGTTGACCGTCCAGAGTGAACGGCCAATGATAGTTTTCCCGTTAGCCAGCTCGGCGATCACGTTGACGTTCGTCTGCTGGTTAAAGCCCTGCACATTCGTTCCGCCACTGTCACGCAGTCGGGCAGAAATGTATGGCGCCACAGGTTTTTCCTTATATCCGTGCACACCATCCATCCCTGTCAGGGTGGTACGGTTTACGGTGGCAGCCTGGTATTTAAACGAGCCCTCCACCATTACCGTCACACCGTTAACAGTGACATAGGCGGTTCCCGCCAGGCGGTTAGTAGTATCACCTGCCATCGTTTAAGCTCCTGTTGATTCAGCCCGAGTGCGGAACTGATTGAGCAGCGCGAAAATGCGCAACTGGTTCATGAGGGTTCCCGGCCACAGCACATCGACGCGGTTCGGATTTTTGGCGTTCTGCTCGACGATGATATTTTTTGCGAATGCCTCCGCATCCTGCGCATAACCGTTCCATACCAGAGTCTGGTACTCGGCAATCTGATCGGCCTTGATAATGTTTGGCGTGACGATCGCCGCGCCAGGTGCAAATCGGGTTCCATCCGCAGCAAGCTTCATACGGCCAAACTTGCTGGTCACCGCTGTGCGCAGGTAGCGGGTCACAAACATCAGGCTGAACAGCGTCTCCACTTCCAGATAACTGTCATCTGCATCGCCATAGCTGTTTTTCTGGTAGGTGGTGATCAGGTTTTCAATGCGCACCGTGCCATCGTCATCGACCGTAAATGTCGAAATGCCGCTGTACAGCAGATTGTTACGCTCGGTCAGCTCAAAGCGATCCTGCAGTTCTGGCGCAAGCACCCCCTGAACAGCGAGCGACTGTAGCGGGCGGCCGGGGTCATTACGCAGACTCACCGCAGCTGCGCCGGTGTAAGCTGCAGACCATGCCCAGGAAGGGGACGGCGATTTATTTACGCCCAGCAGGGTCTCATGCTGGTTATTGCGCAGCTCACCTTTGGTACCGAGCTGGGCGTAAGTCCCGGTGGTGGTACCAAAGGAATGGCCATAAAGCTGCTTGTCCCATGCCCAGCGACCGCCAGTGTCTGACAGGAACTCCTTCATCACATTCAACGAGGTTGTATCGTCGTAAGGGTTGATGATGAAATCGAATGTCCGATCCTGCAGGTTTGCCAGCGCGCCGGTAATATCCGGAGCCCCGACTCCGTTAGACATAGCAGTAATCGTCAGTTCCAGGCCTGCAGGTGTGGACTCGCCTCCAGGTAAGCCGAGGAAGTTCAGGCGAATGTCGATCCCATTACCCGTAGCACCAAGATTCTTCGCGGTCAGGGTTACGGTATCCGTAGTCGCACTGGCGGTTACAGGTAGCGTGGTTTTTGCGTTAATCGCCGCGGCCAGAGAGGTGGCGATCGCTGCCACCGTATCTGTTGCTACAACGGTCAACTGAATGCGCTCACCAGCAATATAAAGGGAGATCACTCCGGTTGCCGTCGGTGCGCTGCTCACTTTAATGGTGCCGGTTGCAGCCACCATGGAATCGGAGTCTTCCTCCAGCGGCAGGATCCAGACTTCGGCTGCGGTATCATTTTTCTGATACGCCGCCATCATGGCCTGCAGAATTCCCCCTTTTCCTGTCAGCTCACCGACGGTATCCGAAGAGGAAACTCGCTGCGGAATACCAGGGAGGGTTGAGCCGGTACTGAGCATCCCACCGATAAGCAGGGTGCGCTGCGTGGCAGTGGCGTTATTCGCCATTGAGTTATCAAACTCAACGAAGAAAAGCCCTACCCGCAGGTTATCGGGAACACGAGCGAAAGGTACGGTCATTCATTTTCTCCCGCTTTTTTAGGTAATGATTGTTTCTCTGGCGCGCCCTCATCCTTTTTAGAGAGGATCACGTCCCCATCGCTCAGACGGCGACGCCAGAAAATATTGTCAGGTACTTCAGCACCCTCTATAGGCAATGGGATGCCCTTGACGGGGCAGCGAACGCTGAGCCCGTTGTTCGGCTTAACAAACATGGATTACTCCTGAAGATTGAGGCTGATACCCGGTTTAACTGTGCCGTCTGGCATGTCGACCGCAATATCCATGCCCTCAAGGGGAACCGACTGGACAGGATAAAAATCTTCCGGCCCCTGGTAATGCTCTATGTCGATCTCGAAAAGAAGCTGCCCCATATGGGCCTCTCCTTCTGAATCAACATTGATGGTTGAACGAACTTCCGCGTATTTCTGAATATTCCGCGTCAGTTCGTAGCTGTTGATCACCGCGCGCTCCACCTGCTCGCGAAGGCTTTCAAGCGCCAGCTCTGCCCGCATGGCTCCATCATCCACTGTATCGCCGTCATACTCCTGAACGCGCCCAGTGATCCTGACAGTGGTGAGGGTGGTAAAAGCAGGGGTATTACGCCCCTGTGATTTTTTCTGTTCAAAAGGCGTCTGAACCAACAACACAGGATACATATCTGGTGAAGTTGACCAGTCGCGTGGAGAGAATACGCGGTCGCCCGCGCTGGTTGTCCCGGTTAGTGCAGTGACAACCATTTGCCGAATCGCTGCTGAATTCATCGCGGTTTTACCACATTGAGGACAAGACGAGATCCGCCATGACTGTCGGGTTCGACGTTTGACACAACAAATAACTGATTGATGATGTGACCACCGACCGTCTTTATAAATACCCGGTCAGATACAGCAGGTTGCGATTTACCCAGCTTGCGAAATTCAGCATCGCGCACACCCAACATCGGGCTGGAGGTGTTAATTTCTGAATCGCCATCAAGGTTTTCAGCAACCTGCGCATAACCACGGTCAAAAATCCCGTTAATTGTAAAAGGAGTACCGTTACGTGGACGGTACTCGTGCTCATCGCCAAAGACATCATGCAGCGGACTCAGAAGATGAGAATCCCAGTCCACGCCCATGTCATTACCCTGTCGTAACTGAAACTGATGGCTGAGAAGCAAGAACTCGCTTACGAAGCACATCAACATCAGCAATAACGCCGGACTGCAGAAGACGCTCAGCATCTTTGCCGGTTACAGGGATGCGCATATTTTCGCGGTACATCTCCCCGTCATGACGAATGCAATTCCCTTTCAACACCACATACTCCTGCGATTCAGTGTCTCCGGATTTTTCGTCACCACCATCGTCATCAACAGACAATTCGGCATCATCTGTTTTGCTCAAAGGCTGTTTTTCCTGGGTGTTATCGCCAGCATTCAGGTCGTCAACGCTCAGGCCGTCTTTGGCAGATCCTTCTGCATTCAGATCATCAGCCAGCCCGGTATTAGGTTGTTTTGCCATATCAGACCACCGTTGCGCAGAGGGATGCATTTACCCGGCTCGGAATAACCAGCGGGGAGGATTGCATCAGGATAAGACGCTGGGCTGGATCTTCTTTCACCCAGGATTTTGGCGCATAAGCCAGCGGACCGTAGTTGAAAGCCGGGTCCAGGATAACGCCAAAGGCGCGGGTACCCATCAGATCGGCACCACTCATAATGACAGCGCCATCGGGGATCATAGGCTTCTCGACGTTATCCAGCGGGTCAATAAACCAGTCGTTATATAACCAGAGGTCAAAGTTACCCCAGCGCCCTTTATAAATTGCGCCCTTCATTACCTGTGGGCCGGCGTTAATCTGGTTACCAAACGGGCTCAGCGCCGGGAATGTAATGGCGTTATCCTTGATGGTGGTATCCAGTCGGAATGCACGCCATGACTTATTCGTAAAGACCAGATCCGTGGCGACAGAGCCGGACTCTTTCAGGAAAGTAGTCTGCCAGATTTCAATGTCATCTGATGGCTGGGTATTGGTAGCGCCAGCTGCAACGGTCAGTGGCCATTTATCCGAGCCGCTAAGAGTGATGGTCAGATCCGAAGCACGCCCGAAATCCACCACCTGAGTTTCATAGCCCTCCCCGGCGACGGTTACGGTCCCAGACACCAGCGCACTCGCCGCCATCCATTCCAGACGACGGTTGATCATGTCAATCTGGTCAGTCATTTCAAACTGAAGGTTCAGCATTTCGCGCTCGGCAGCGGTATATTCCCCGCCAATACGCTCACCAATCTGGCGGCGGATAGGTTTGCGCAGGTCCGGCGCGCGCTTATCTTTGATGTATGCCGGTTTGAAGGTATTGGTCTGGTATTTACGGGATTCGACCAGCTTACCTTCCACCAGCGGGGAGACGAACGGCGCCATACGACGCAGGCCGACATCAACATCAATCGCCACTTCTTCAGTCTCGTAAGTTACGACATTCGGGAAGAAGCGATCGAGCAGCCAGTTCTGACTGGTTTTCAGGTTAGGAACAACCTGCACCAGCACGCTGGTATCAAAAATATTTTCCATATTCAGTCTCTTGATAGTGCCAGCCGCAGCTGGCAAAAAATTTAAACGAGCCAGCCCCTGCCGGTTAAAGCATTCGTCAGGAGAGCCGTGGGGGAAATCAGGAGGTGGTTACAGGTGCCTGGTCACTGTCTTTCAGGAAGATAGCCAGCGGTCGGAGCGCTTTTTTCAGGTCAGCGGTCGTCCAGGAGTTATCAAAAATAATTCGGTGCTGGTTGAATTCCCCCATCAGATACAGGCCGCCGTTCTGATCGAAAGACGATGCATCAACATCATCAACCAGAATAGCAACGGGTAACTGACTGCCATCTTCAGCCGTTTTCACACATTGCGTGTATTTCCCGCTGGCAGCCACCAGGCCCAGGACAGTACCACGCTTAAAGGCACCGCCCGTAATGATCCCGGTGTCAGTCACCAGCTGGAGCGTGCCAGCGACAAGCTGATCCGGAACAAACAGCGCGCTCTTCATGCCAGGCGCAAACGCATTCTGACCAAACTGATCCATTATTTCTCTCCTCTTGTGGAGTTGTAGAGGCCGGTCATTTTACTTACCAGCGCAGACTTTCCGGTCTCTTTCTGTCCGCTATCCGGATTAAGCCGGACCTGGTGGCTTTCCTGCATACGCTGATCGAGAGAGCGTTTACGGGATGGCTGAGATGCGGCTGCGGCCGGAGCCGAAGAGGCTAGGACATTAATTGCTGCCGCAGAACTCATCCCGGTATTGAAAGCCAGTGACGCGGCCAGTGAAGGATTCGCAGCTGCATGCTTACTGCCGAAAATACGGGCGCAGCGTTTACGCTCAGCAGCGCGTGCATTTTTTACCGCCTTACTCTCTTTGCGATCGTCGTCGCCGTCGTCTTCAGAATCATCATCTTCTGACGCATCCGGATCATCGCAGTCATCTTCAGCATCATCGTCGCGTTCGTCTTCTTCCGCGTCGTCGTCGCGCTCATCATCATCGGCATCATCTTCGCGCTCATCCTCTTCCGCGCGACGGGCTTTCGCTTTTTTGGCTTTTTTATCCTCTTCTTCCTCAGAAGCGGAAGGGCCAAGACCAATGAGGTGAGCAAAACTAAACGTCTTTTTCTTTGCCATTTCAGGCTCCTGTTTTTTCAAGTAAGTTTTTGAACGCAGCGTCAGGAGGACACACCTCATCAGCCAGTCCAATTTCAACGCCATCAGCAGCCATAAAACAGGCGGCCTGGGTACTTTTTATAACCTTTGCGCTAATCCCCCGGTTTCTGGCAACAGTGTTCACAAACAATTCGCCCATGGTGTTAATGTCCTGCTGGATGGCGGCCAGCGCTTCATCTGACAACTCTCTCAGCGGCGAACCTTCAGCCTTGCGGGATCCATAGGTGATGATCGTAACTTTAAGACCGTCATCTTTAATCCGCTGCGTCCAGTCAAGGTGCATGGTGATCACACCCACAGAACCCACTCCGCCGGTGCGCGGAACAGAAATCCGGTCCGCTGCACTGGCAATGGCATACGCAGCGGAATAAGCGCTTTCCGTCAGAATGGCATGGATAGGCTTTTTCCCCCGGGAGCCGTAAATGACATCAACCAGATCGAAGCATCCAGCGACCTCGCCGCCGGGTGAGTCGATATCCAGGCAAATGCCCGAAATGTCGGGATCTTCCATCGCAGTAAGAAACGCCTGACGAATGCCGTCATACCCTGTCATTCCACTGTACGGACGCAGACTGCCCAGTTTTTGCACCAGCGTTCCGCATATCGGGATGACGGCGACACCCAGCACATTGTCATAACCCGGATCACTACGGGATTCACGTCCCCGGTTATCGTCATATCCGTACCAGTCATCCTCCATGGCAAGAGAAGATTCGATTTTACTGATACCAAATCGGTCCATTACGGATGCCATGATGACTTCGGCTTTACTCGGGTGCAGCGCCAGCGGGGTGTTAAATAATCGCTGGGCCAGATGGGGTAGATTCACTTTTCCTCCGGATCGGTAATGGTCTGGCTCGCAAACTGGTCAGCCTGTGCCCAGCTCGGAAGCGGTAATCCGCGTTTAAGACATGACTCAATTTCTCTCTGGCGCTGATCAAGCACTTCTTCCCAGTCTTCACCGACGTTTTCACCCACCTCAATCTCGAGGGTGGAAAGTCCGGCATCCAGACCAAGAATGGCGCCTTTTTTCTCTGCAACCGGATCCACCCAGCCGCGCCCTGGCCCCATCCAGCGCGCGCGAGAATACGCGGCTCTGGCGTCAACAAAATCAGGTGCGCCTGCGGGCAGGGGTAAATCCTCATTGTCGTGAACTTCTTCAACAAAGGCGGTGAGAATGGGCTGAGCGAAGCCGGTAGAAAAATCGTCCCGGCGGCGAGTCAGTGTTTTCCATGCCTCCAGCAACGAGGAGCGTGCAGAACTGTAGTTAACGTCAGACCAGTCCTGGGTGACCTGCTGTGGGGACAACCCTGTTCCTGAAGAAAAATTACGGAGAACAGCAGATTCGAAGACTTCAAAATTGCTATAGGGCCGCGCCGCGTTAACCGTCGTGATTTTCTCACCAGGATAAAGAATGGGCATTCGGGCACCATTCTGAAGTGTCAGACGCCGATCGTTATGGAACTCAACACGCCCGTCCTGATAAGTGCCTAACTCCGACTCGTCATAGGTCTCGCCCAGGGCAGACTGAACCATCGCAGGGTCATAGGGTGACTCAATGTAAGCGGCGAATATGGCATTAAGAATTGCTGCCTCAAGCTCACTCTGGTCATACTTCACCAGCATTTTCAGACGCTGAATAACCGGAGTCAGGATGCCGTTACCGCGGTGCTGCGCGCCACGCTCATGATCAAAATCGTGAACCACATGCGGGCGGCCCCAGTCAGTTTCACGCGGGATACGCTGCCACGTCATGGTTTTAGCCCCGCTCCACCAGTCACCGATATGGGCCTCCCTGATGTGGTAAGCAACCGGCGCACCGTCCGCATCAATTTCAACGCCACCACGGACATTTGGCATATCGAAATTCTGCTGAGGATTACTGAGGCGGTCAGGATCGACAATCTGTACCGTGGTGGCGTAACGCCCTCTTCCGGGACCAAGCCTGTCAGTTCTGTACTGGAGAATGGCCAGAGCATCCCCGTCAATAAGCTTGTGACGAAATCCCAGGCGCAACATCTGCGACACGGTGAGTTTTCGTTCAACATCACAATACCGGCCAGGATCGTTACTCCAGGTCCGCCAGTGCCCGTCCAGTGCTTTTCCGTACTCTTCCGCCCAGGACGCATCAAACGCCTTGTTTCCGGTGATCATTCTGAGAACACGGTAATCGGGTTTCATGATGGGGCGGAAGTTGGCACCAACCGCATTATCCAGCAGACGTGTGACCGCACCGTTTGCCCAGCCGTCATTACGGACCAGATCGCGTGCGCGGGACACGATGCGATCCCGGTAAATGTTAATTTCATTGTCCGGGGACCACAGCGCGGGTTGCCAGTTCGCCAGTTGATCGCTGAAAGAGTCAGCTGCGTCATAAGGTACGCGGCTCCCCCCCACCAGCATAGAGGGACGCTGCTGTCGCAACGGCTGCCCATCAGAGCCCAGTATCTGTACTTTATTCATCAGAATCTAAACCTCGCTGGTTTCCGGGGACGAGAGATAATCCCCAGTTGCGCCTGCAGAAGTTGAATCAGGGCCAGCAGATCAGCCAGGGTGCTTTGCTGATAGGACACTGATCGCGTCCCGTCTCCCTGCGTATAGGAAAACGAAACACCGTGGCTCCCGGTTGCTAAATCAATGTACGCCTGCTGAGCTTTCGCAAGCGCATCCCTGAGCTGATCGTCAGTCATTGCGCCGGCAAGCAGGCTGGTATTCCGGTTGAACATGATTTTCCTTATTTCGGCAGGAGTTGCGATATTCGCTTACGTTTGACCGGCGCTGGTTCTTCAATAACCGCACCCGGCAGCTCGTAATTGATTTTTTCTTCCTGTCCAACTGGCGCTGGCAGGAACTTATCCGGATCGGCTTCGAGGTTGGCGGCCCGGACGTTGAGTTTTAACCCCATATGTTTGAGACCGCACAGCGCGGCATAGCTGTAAACGAGGCAGTCAAGCGCTTCGTTAGCTCGTCCTGGTATTGCTTCCCAGATACTGTACCGCTGCCCGGAAATGACTTTGTAAACCAGTCGCTCCGCCAGCAGCTGATTGAAGTACCCGAGATCGCGATCGTCAGGAAAATGCATATAACCCGCAGCGGCGGCGCCAGGTTTGGGTGGCTCAAGATGCAGGCGACCGCGTATCACGTCTTTCGCTGAGTTAACCCCCAGAATGACAGGGCGGAAACTGGCTTTGCTTTTCGATGATGGTCGTTTGGTCGGCCAGACAGGATTGCGTTTGCCTCCCTGTGCAGACTCCCCCTTAATTGCCCAGACACGACGGCCAAGACGCTCTTTGGCGAATTCGTATACCTTCTGCGTATGGTGGCCGCCGGAGTCCATGCACGTTGCCATGATATTCAGGCCGCGCCCGTCACCACGTCGCCAGATCTGTTTCAGGTATGCATCCAGTCGCTTCCAGGGTTCTTCCGTCTCAAGGTCACCATAAATAACGTCATGCGCGACCGACCACGATTCTTCATCTCTCCCCCAGCCGGTGATCGTAATTTCGAAGCGATCGTCCTGGGTATCAACTCCAGCTGTTAACAATGCCACCCCGTCCAGAACGACGGCCGGAAATATTTCCCGGCGCGCCAGCAGAACATCAACAGGGAGCTGTTTCCCATGATTAGGTCGGTGCGGAAGCCCCATCTGGGTATTCCACCACGCCTGTTCCTTATCCGGATCGCCCTTCGCATCGATATATTTTTTCGCAATATCCGACGGCTTATCTTTTTGCCAGGGGCTGAAAAGCTTGGATGCCTGGTACCCCGCGTGGTGGTTATCGACTGCCTCCTTTCCACAGGAGGGGCAGATTGCGCGATAGACCGCATGCCGTTCCGACTCTGACCATTGCCAGACCTTTTCAACGCTGCCCTCGTCTGCCGCCCGCCAGGCAAGGTCATAATCCATCAGCGGTGAGTGCCGCTCCCCGCAGCACTCAAATGGGCGCGTCTGATGCCATCGAATAGTGTGCAGAGCTCTGAGGCGCTGTCCTTCGGACCAGCCACTACCACAGCATTCGCAATAGAGCATCGCCGATTTAGTCAGGTGTTTATCTCCCTCTTTCGGCCACTGAACGTGTTTGAAAAAGTCGGGGAACTGGCGGTGGCCACAGTGCGGGCAAACCACAGATGCCCGGCGCTGATCGGAGTCGGCGTAGCTGTCAGCAATGCGGCTCTCATCCTCCACCGTCGGCGAACAGGCGCGTACAGACAGCCAGGTCAGGCCAAATGTCGCTGTACGCTCTTCGGCCAGCGCAATTGGATCGCCTTCGCGGGTTATCGGGTACTTGTCCACTTCATCCGCCAGCAGGACACGAATCGGACGACGCGCAAGGTTATCAGGGCTACCAGCACCCGCCAGCGCCAGAAATCCGCCAGTGAATGCCTTGTAAAGAATGGTTTCTTTCGAGCTTTTCTGTTTCGAATCACCGATGATTTTACGCAGTACCGGCGTCACCCTTACCAGCGGGCTAATACGCTCTTTCGAAAACTGTTCAGCGGCTTCTTCTTTCGGCTGCAGCAGCAGTATCGGACAAGGATCGAGGTGGGCAAAATAGCCAAAAAGGTTTTCCAGCAGTGCTGTCTTCATCAACTGGGTACAGCACATTACAGTGATGATATGAACCCCGGACTCCGTCGCGGCAAGCATCGGTCCGCGGGCAATTTCTACCGTCGATGTTTCCCAGTTTCCCGAAGTGCTCCCAGCCTCTTTTGCCAGCTTACGATAGTCATCTGCCCACTGCGGCACACTGATACGCGGCGGGGGTGTCCAGCCTTTGCGGACGCTTAATTCAAGACGCTCAATCTTCTGCCGGGTTAAACTCTGGCTCTCCGAGGACTGAGATGTGTTTGTGGACATGTTCAATCAGCACCTCTGTCATCCTGTCCGCCGGTACATCCAGATCAGCAGCCATTAGCGGCGCCACCCTGGACGGCCAGTTAAGCCAGGCATCACGCTGTTGGCGAAAGGCGTTGAATAAAACCTCCTCGGCTGCTGTCAGCTCAATAAGCTGGCCGCTGTCTTTTTCATACTGCAGCTTTGCCTGCAGGGCCATGTAATTCTCGCGGATACGTCCCGCTTCCTCTCTCGAAAGATCTGCCCCTTCAGTGAGCATTATCTGGCGGACAGTTTTATTGATTTCATCACCGTCATCATCGTTATCGCTAACGACGGGAGTGTTCTTTTTCTTCGCGTTCGAGGCGCGCGGGTCTTTGCCATCGCGGTTTTTCTTCAATGCCGCATCGCTGGCCTCTACGTCAATCAGGTCTCCGTCCATCACAATGAAGCGCCCGGCTTTAATCCACCGGCCAATTGTTTTGCGATCCACACCTGAATGTTGTGCGTACTGACTCTGGTTCATCGTGGTCATGGGACATCACCTGGGACATTTTCTGGGGTGGGACATTCGCCTGGGACATTTTTGCCATGTCCCACCAGAATGTCCCACTGGAATAAACTGGAATAGCCAGAGCTGGCGAGGTGTCCGTAATGATCGCCAGAGGTGGGACATGGGACACAAATCTGAAAGTTGTAGCTAGGAAAACACCGCGGCGCGCAATGCCCGTGCCTTACAAAAGGCTCAGGAAGGACCCAAAACCCCTGGGGGGGCTATCTGGCCGAGCTGATCGCCTCAGCAATCGCCTGGTGCAGCGCTGAGGGTAACAATGCGTTGGCCATGGTGTTTGCCCTGTCCATATAGCCGAGCGTTGGTTTGACTGGAAGCGCGTCTCCAAACCGAATGAGCAATTTTGGTGCAGGTTGCTTAATCTTGTCTCTGCGCGTGCCGTTCGGAGAACGTTTTGCCCGTTTCTTCCCTTTTTTGGTTTTCGGCTTTTTTCTCTGCCACACGGCATTCACGCCACCCACGTCACCAATAAATACGTTTGGCTTTGCTTTGAGCTGAGAGAGCTTATTACGCGGCAGGTTGCCGTATTTATTAAGCTTTATGTCTTTCGGGTTAAGCAAAGCACTACCATTAAGCTTGTGCTCTCCGCCGAACTCGAAGGGTTCAAGGTAACCAGCAGCAGTATCACGAACAAACACCTTCGCACGAAGGCTGTTTTTCCTGGCACCAACTGACCCAACCGATTTAACTGTAAAAGGTGTTGGATTATCCAGATTCCGCTCAAATGCTGTTTTTTGGGCCGCTTCTATCTGGCGAACCACTTTAGTCATAGCCTGGGCAGTCGCAAACGGTATTTGCTTCTGCAGCTGTCTTAACTGACTGGAAAGGTCCTTAAGCGTTGCCATATCATTGACCACCTAGTTACAGTAATTAAGATCAGTTTGCTCATAAAGTTGACAATAAAAAACCGCCCGTAGGCGGTTAGTCGAACATTTTATCAAGTTGCTTAGCTAGAGCTCGGTTAAACAGCTCCTTCGAAACTGTCATCAGCGTGCCCATACTGGCATCTTTGAATCCGGTTTTTAATGTTGCCCAAACCTCTTTGTTACGGAGAGCATCCAAGAAGTCATGCCCCATCGCGGTCAATCGCAAGGGCATTACAGCCCAGTGAGTCATTCCGTCTAAAGACTGAATAGCACCAAAGCCGGGCTCTCCATCACTCCTGATAATCAGCCCTCTATCCTCAAGCAAACGCATATGAAACACAAATGTGTCAGTTTCACAATTGAACCCTAAATCATTTAATCGAATAATATCGGTATCAGGTGAATCCGATGCCTCGAAAGCCTCGAGCAAACCTTTAAGGTATTCTTGATCTATTTGCATAACCCCTCCGTATGTAAAAGGTTAATTTAACATCAATTTAAGCACTGCTCTTTGATGTATTCCTGCAAATATCCAACCTGTTTCGTCACTGTGACGATTCGCTCTCTGAGGGTGAAATAATCCCGTTCAGCGGAGTCAGTAAGTCGGGGGCCGGTAACATCGCCCAGGCCGCCGGTGCTGGTCGCTCCGTTCGCGGGACATCTGGCGTTGACGTGCAGCCCACACTTGCCAGTGCGAACACAACGCTGCAAATCATCAAGCTGCTTTTTAGCATCAGCTAAGTCCTTCGTGTATTTGGCATCCAGCACCGCTGCATCACGCTGGCGGATCTGCATGTCTTTGATGGTGGCGTTCGCCTGGTTAAGATTCTTAATGGCTTTATCGCGCTGGTTTTTGTAGGTGATGGCGTTGCCGCGGTAGTGGTTAATAGCCCAAGCCATGGAAACCATCAGGCAGATAACGACAGCACAGATAATTGCTGTTAATCGGCTCACTAATCTAACCCCCAACACGCCAGCGCGCTTTCCTGGTCCCGTCTCTCAACCTGACCATAGCAGCCATTCTTCTGGCCTTTGGTTAGTCGGCAATCGCGGCCACCGTCTTTGATCCACCAGCGGATTGCTTCACATGCCCCTTTACGATCACCGGCGTTGATGCGTTTATAAAAGGTAGAAGGGAAGCATTTACCAGGACCAATGTTGTACGGGCAGAATGAGGCAATCCCCGCTTTCTGCGGTTCGGTCAGTGGTACCTGGATATTGCGGTCGACCCAAGCCAGCGCCTTGTTCAGCTCGCTGGCGTTCACCTGATTACATTTCTCTGGCGATAGCCTCATACCTGGGGTAACAGGCTTGCCGTCAACCGTGGTAGCTCCCCGGCAAATCGTCCAGATACCGCTGCCATCTTTGTACGCTGTAAGGCTGTTTCCCTCTTTCTCATTCAGAAACTGATCGAGAATGACGGATGCTGGCGCACCAGCAAGTACCAACCCCAGAACAGCAGCACTTAATTTTGCTCTGGATCCCATCACTCACCTTCCTTTTGTAATGCCTCAACGACCACGCTTGCAGCCGCAGGACGTTCGTGAAGGGGTTTATCACCAACGCCTTTCAGGTAGTCATTAACCATTTTTGTTCGCTTCTCGTCCTCTCTACGCCTGCGGTGGGCATCCACGCGACCATTGACATAGGAGGCAAACGAGATAAGCAGACCAGCGGCGCCAAAGAACATGAACACCATATCCTGAGTGGTAAAACCAATGGCTGACGCCAGAGCTGCTACCCACGCGAAGAACTGCGTGAAAATGTTCCCTGAATCATTCATTTTCATGGTCTCTCACCTCGCTGTGTGCGGGTGTTATTGAGGTAATAAAAAAGGCCGCTTGAGCGACCTCACGTTTATTCCCCTGTTAACGCCCTTATTTCCTCCACCGTCTGGCTAAACCTGTCCTCCTCGAGTTCAACGCCGATAGCCTGGCGGCCAAGTTCCAGCGCGATTTTCACGGTCGAACCGGACCCCATAAAGAAATCAGCCACCACATCACCAGGCTTACTGCTGGCGTTGATGATCTGCCGCAACATGTCAGCGGGTTTTTCGCATGGGTGTTTACCTGGGTAAAACTGAACGGGTTTATGTGTCCAGACGTCGGTATAAGGAACGGATACGGAAACAGAGAAATGCCGCCGAAGCGATTTGTACTCTTCGAGCAGCTCTGAATACTTGCGATTTAAAGAATGCCACATAGCCACCAGCTGGTGGTGTGGTGTTGCCAGTTCGCCGTTCTGGTGCTTTTCGATGGCTACCTGCGTGAAAAGGGACTGAAGATTCCGGTAGTCTGATTCATTCGGTAATTGCCACTGGCTACCGCTGAACCAGTGAGACACCATGTTCTTCTTTCCAGTCGCATCGGCTATTTGTTTTGAGGTTATGCCAAGCGCTTCACGTGCATCCCGGAAATAAGAAATTAGGGGAGTCATTACATGCTGCTTCAGCTCGCTTCCCTTCTCCGCGTAACCGTCGCTCTTTGGTTTATACGGCCCCTGGTAATGCTCAGCGAAGAGGATGCGCTCTGTTGCAGGGAAGTAAGAGCGCAGACTCTCTTTATTACAGCCATTCCAGCGGCCCGACGGTTTAGCCCAGATGATGTGGTTCAGGACGTTGAACCGCTCACGCATCATGATCTCAATGTCTGCCGCCAGGCGGTGACCGGAGAAAAGATAAAGACTGCCAGCAGGTTTAAGCACTCGCCAGAATTGTGCGAGGCACATATCAAGCCAGCGAAGATAATCCTCATCCCCTTTCCACTGATTGTCCCAGCCGTTGGGTTTCACTTTGAAGTACGGCGGATCCGTGACTATCAGGTCAATGGAGTTATCAGGGAGAGTGGCGATGTATTGCAGGCTATCAGCGTTGACTAACTCAACACTGTTTATATTTACAGTATTTTTCATAGATCAATAAGCGTAACTCTGATAGGCTCTCTTTGCTTTTGCGCTAAAGCAATGGGCCTTGGTTAGCTTGTGACCTGAAAGCATGAGCTGATGGCTGGTGGGTGCTCCAACATCCACCAGCCGCCCATTGTCACAGCAAAATACCTCCGAAATGGAGGTGCGAAGGCATAAAAAAACCCCGCTTAAGCGAGGTTATTTCGAATAGATAATCAAGCAGCAGGTTCGGATGGATAAACCTGCTCATACATCTGCTGAAGGGTGTCAATAGCTTTGTTAGCCATTATCAATATAGCTTCCGCATCAGCCTTACTTAAAGTTCTATCAAGCTCGTAATCTGCCCATTTACGTCGGGTATGCAAATGTCTCAGCATTGTTCCCATAGAAATGAGTTTCATTTTTTCAAACGGCTCATTTCCTTTTAACCATGCATCATTTGTAAGATAGTCGCGAACAGCTTGGTGTGACGACTTGTTTGGGCATTTCTCAAGCTTATCAAGCGTTTCATGATAAACTCCATAATACGCTCGACCAATGGCGTTTCTGTAACCGATTTCATCGTTGTGAGAAATGCATTTACCAGCAAAAACAATAAAATCTTTCCCCGATACGCTCATCAGTAAATCCCTCTTTTTTCATCGCTTTGGAACCAGGATGTAAAAGGGCTGTTCCGATAACTATCATCTGAGAGCAAAACCAACAGTTCCATGTTCATTTCAGCTAAAACCTGCGGATCAGCAGTTTGGGCTCTAACGATGAATGCATTGTCATCATCTCCACCAAGATAATAGCTAACACTTGAACAGTTAATACCGCGCTTGTTCGCAATCTCTTCAGCTTGATCGCAAAGGGCTTCTAGTTCTCGAGAAGAAAGACGGGTAGCGTTTTTGAAATCAACAATCTGTTCAGCCATATAATTTCCCTGATTGATTATATCCTCTCGCTCTTGGCCATCATAAAGAGCAGCCATTTTGAGGGAGAACTTTTTAACCAACTTGTCGTTGCCAATACAAAATGCAGCGTTTCTTGCTACAAGCCTCAGTTCATGTGAAGGGAAAAGCTCAACTATTCTAAACAACTCAACGCGATGCTCATAGTTATGAGCCGAACGAGAAAGATACGCCAAGTAGTTTTGTGCGATCGTTGGACTCCCAGAGCTCATCGCGTCTTTGAATAAACGTACTGCATCAGAGTGACGCCCGAGAGTTCCATTAAGCCATGCATACGCATGTGCGCGCTCACTTATTGGAAGTTTAGCAATGTCGTGCTCAATTTCCGCAATAGTGTCTGTATCCGGGACTTCTCCCTTCTGGAAGTAATCGAGGATTGTTGCAAGCAGTTCTTGTTCTTTTGACTCAGGCTGTCCTGACATAATTTTCCCGAAGAAAACCAAATTCTGTATGTTTTCAATAGCTTCACTGGATAGGTTTTTATATTGCTGTCATCAGTATTGAAGCTTTTACGGGATTGTACAGGACCATCAGCGTTCTACTTGTGCATAAGAATTTAATAAACCTACAGACTTATCCACAGAAAAAAGAGTTATCAACAAAAAAAGTTATTCACAACTTAACTAATAGCAAAATATTGTTGATAAGCTGTGCGTAATTATCATATCCATCAAACTTACGCACATTAGAGCCTTGTATTGCCTATCCATCGTTTTTTCCTATCAAAACGAAACGACATGCTTTTCTGCGATTAAAAAAGTATTCCGCAAAATTAAAAAACCCGCTCTCGGTGGGAATATGATGGTGTGGCAATGTCAGCTCTGCGGCTGAAGATACCCTGGCTGGGTTCTGGTGCCGGGCAAAGGAATCGAACCTCTGACGCGCAGATTACAAATCTGCCGTTCTCCCACTGAACTAGACCGGCGAAATTCGTTCCACACTCTCGCAGTGGCCGCGCTCATGCCTTTGAGTCATATGCCGCCCTATGGCCGCCCATAACCAGTTCAGGATTGGCGTTCCTGATGCTTCACCGGCGCTACTACTATTCATTAACCCTAACCAGATGCGAAGCTGGCTCACGTCGAGAGACTCGGGCTCAGGTATAACCCTGAGATTGCCGCCATTTGGCTGCTACGGCCTATCCGTTTAATGACATGGCATTTTCTTCCCCTTCAGAAACGCGAAGGCCCCACGGAATTAACCGCAGGGCTTATATGTTTTATTACTGGCCGAAACGATTGAACGGATTCCCAGCGTTAGAGTTGATAGTAGACAGATTTTCCGGAAAACACAACAGTTATTTTCTATAAAAAGAATTGACCGTGAAAAATTTTTCTAACGGGTAACTGACTTTAAGGCGCTGTCTGCATAACTCTCCTGACGATGGCATTCCTCCACCAGCAGTTCAAACAACGGTTGCACTTGCTCATATGCCGTCGTTTTCTTCACATCCCATGTGGTGCGGATACCTTCTAACACATTGGAGAATTTTAACCTGGCATAACCTCTGCCCGTACACCGCTCACAAACTTTCATCACCGGAACGCCCTGTAATTCAGTTGCCTTCTTATCCAGTACCTTCCCTTTCCCATGACAGCGACACGCATTGCTGATAACACCCTTGCCGTTACAGGTATTGCACATAACCCGCGCAGTCTCCCGTACAGACTTCCATTCTTCCCAATACGACGGAAACACTCCTTTTGTAGCCTTCGCCCATACCGGAGGCTTACCGTCCGGGTATTGGACCTTGTTTGTGAAGACATCAGCTTCGATGAGGCCGCTACCAGCGCAGCAATCACAGCGTCTGACACTTGCCGCGCTGCGGGCATAATCCTGATATGCAAAAGCACACAAAATTTCGAGAACTCGCCGACGGATTTCTTCATTGAGTTCTGAAACTGATTTGAAGCGTCGGCAAAGTTCAACGGATGATTCATAAAGCGCCTCCATTGCCCGATCCGGGCTGCTGATGCCAATTTTTGCAAGGTACAAATCAAATCCAAACCCACACTTGGCGTTAACCAGTCCAAGCGCGGCCATAACATCAGTTCCGGTCAGGTTGTCGGTGGCAGTCGCCCTCGAGGAGTCACTGAACATCGGTGATTTTGGCGCGAAATATTTAGCGATTGATTCGAGGTTCATTATGCGGCTCCTGCTGAATGATAGATGCGAACAAAATTACGAAGAATGCGGTAATCCACCAGCACCGATCCACGGTAGCGGTAAATGCGAAGGCGCTGCCAGCGTGCGCGGAGTTCCTCGAGCGTTTCTGGCTTCATCTGGCCTCCCCGATGATAATTTGCCCGGTTTCTCCCCAGATTTTGGTAACACGCCCGTCCCAGACATGGCTATCCTCGTCAAACACTGCATCCAGCAGCGCCTTTTCCAGATTGTCTTTGTCTGGCTTCTGCTGATGTGGCTGCCCGGCGTATTTCTCCCGCTTCGTCTTACTCCAGCTCTTTGGCATGGGGATGACGAACGTGACGTGATATCCGGACTCTGGCAGGCGAATGCCCAGCAACCTGACCCGTTCTTTGTATGCCCAGTACGCTGCTGTTGCTGGCCGTTTATGCCATCGGTCACGCTGAGTCATTCGGGGCTTGCCAATCGGCGTTATTTCGTAAATTTTCATACGGGCACCACCAGCCCACGGCGGGCAACTTCAATCACTGTCAGAACAATCGCGCGGTCCATAAGCTGCCGACGCTCCTCCCTGTTCAGCTTATTCCCGTTATCAATGCTGTCATGACAGCAAATGCAGAGCGCAGCTGTCGCACAGTCATCGGTTTTTAATCCCATGCCTTTCCCTTCGTTCCGGTGTGCCACCTGCGTTCCCCATGCTCCACAAAGAACACAACGCTCGATCTGCCCGACGGCGGCGAGCCATTTTTTGCTGCGATAGATAGCCACGCTCACCCCCACACCCTGTTTTGCCAGCGGCGACTGGTTCGCGGCGGTTTCTTCCCCTCCGGCAGCCGGGCGCTGACGGTCCAGGTGATGTAATCGGGATTAAGGCTGCGCTCAACCCTAATACCTCGACGCCGGTATTCCGCCATAAGCTCTTCAGCCTGCTGGGTGGTACATTGGGGGTAATGGAACCATGTTTCTCTCATCGCCATTACCCCGCAAAGCTCATAAGCTGGGCGGCGGCATTCTCGGCCTCTTCCCTGCTGTTGAAAGTGCGGGACAATATCCAGCGCCAGAGCACATCCAGAGCAGATTTATACAGATCCTGGAATTCGGTTTCGTCCATGTTAGCGAAGGCAATACTGCGGGGATGTTTGCGAAGTGTTCCGTCAGGAAGCTGAATAGCGTCATAGTGACCAGACTCGACGATCACCCAGGCGCGATAAGCATCATAGGATTTGCAGATGCTGATGCTACCGGCGCGCTTATCGGCGATGCGGTCCAGATATTGCTCGGCAGCATCCAGCAGTGCGCCTTCGTTTCCACCAAATGCCGCGAGGAATTTAGCATAACCATTTACGAGCTTACGCTCATTGCTGGATATCGCCCCTCCAGTAGGTTCCCAGTATTCAAACCCGAGATTCAGGAGCGCAAAAAAACGGCGATGGAATGCGGGATTCCTCACCTGGCGAAATTCGGCTACCAGCACGGCGCCGAGTTTGATTTTTGATTGCAGAATATCGCTGGTCTCCGGCGTCGCGGGGATCAGGATTCCTGATGACTGCTTGATGAGTTGTAGTTCGTGCGCCATGGTTTCTCTCCGTGGCGCAGTAGGTTACGGTTGTTCAGACCGTTGATTTCATATTATCAGAAGGTGGGGTTACCCGGTAGCCGAGACGGTGAATAAACTGCATAAAACCATTAGGAGTAAAGACCTCTTCATCATCCAGCAAAGGCCGCATAGAAACCATGCCATTGACGCGATAAATTAGATGCCTGCCCGATGAAGGAAAGCTAAACACCACGCAGCCGTCAGACCTTCTTACAATGTCATACCAGTTGTCTTCTGACGTTTGCAAAGCTGAATCACTCACATTTATGTTCTCCCTTCGAGCGACTAACAGACGCGATTAAAGATTGTCGGCAGCAGCATCAGAGGGTTACGCAAATTGCGGTATTCTGAAAAATGCGCGCCAGCCTTAAGCGCAATTCTAATAAAACCAGTCGTCAGCGCTTTCCCAGGTATCCTGGAGGATTGATTCAATTTTCTTTTTATCGTCCTTGTCACCACCAAAAACACTTAACCCATCGGCCCCGGCACGGCGGATTGTGAGCCTGCAATTGTCATAGTGATCATTCAGGCGCTTAAGCAGTTCTTTCTCCAGTGCTGGTACTGCGCCTTTAGGAAGTTCTTTCATGCGATCAATGGTTAATTCAACTTTCATAATGGCCCCCATTGCATTTACTGTGTTTTTATACAGTATACCTATGCGCGGAAATGATCAACGCTTTAAGAGCACAAATTGTTAATTTTCTGTCAGTAGTAAAAAAAGAAAACCCGCCGTAGCGGGTTGAATTAGCGATGTTTTATTACGCCGCTATTTGTTTCTGCTGACAAAGCTCCTGTAGGTTAGCCCTAACCAGCGCCTCAGCGAGCTGATGATTGGACAGCATTAACGCAATGGGTAATAGAAACCACAGAATGCACGAAATGGCGGTGGTATTCGCCATCTGTGACAGGTTGAATATTGCTCGAATTGTATTGTTTGCACTTTAACGTTTCTGTTGTAGTGCCGGATGCATGCCACCGTATGTTCAGGACGATGGCATGCATATTATGGATTACGATTTATCCATTCCCAGGGGATTAGGGTGAATTCCACTTACATGCCAGAACGCATGCTCTCTATTCAACTGATTTCCCTTTGGTATCAGGAAGCCATACGTCCCAGATTTAAAAGTGGCATGAGCGCAGATTAGACTTTCTCCTTCAAAGCTATACTCAGTCCCTTCAGGGATTAGAGAGTCAGTCTTGATCAGGTGAACAGTTCCGTTGATAGGGATCATGTAATGGTGCATTTTAGGCTCCTCGTGTTGTGAAGAGCCTAATTATATCAGGTTTGAATCTACGTCATTGAAGTAGCAGGATTTGTTACACCATGTTCTGAAACTCGGACATTAAGCTGCGATCTCTTTCTGCTGACAAAGCTCCGGTAAATTAGCCCTCACCAGTGCCTCGGCGAATGGCGGCGGAACTGCGTTGCCACAACGCGCAACCTGCTTGTCCTTCGCGTACTTCTGCCCCCGATAGTCCTGATCGATGATGTACCACTCCGGGAAGCCCTGCCAGTTTGGCGTTGTTCAACCCTGGGTTGTTGCGCAGGGCTGCCAGCACCTGCTCACGGATTGTTATGTTCATGTCACACCATCCCGTTCGACTTGTTGCGGTTGTACTTGGCCAGCAGCAGCTGGATCGGCGTCGGCCCTTGCTCGGCAGCTGGTGCGGCAATAGCCCGGCGTACCGGCGGCACTGGCTTACCCTCGGTGACGCGCCTTTCCCACATGTCCAGCAGATCGCCTGCCTCGCGTGCCAGTTCACCATGCGTTAACTGGCGCTCGGTGCTGCGGTGGCGCAATTCTACGCAAATGTGGTACATGACCGGCTGCGACCATGGAAATTGCTCGCTGGAGATGAATTCGAACGAGCGGTTACGCCAGTCCCAGTATTCGGCGATCACCTGGTCAACGTTGACGCCCAGCGCGCCGCCGCTCTGCTTGCACCAGGCGACGAACTGGCCCGGCGACGGCAGGAATGGGCGCTCCTGGCGGCGGGCAATGCGCATGCCGGCATCGACCTGAGCCATGGTGTGGATCCCGTTCTCCTGAAACGCCAGCAGCCACTGACGGCGGAATTCGTTCAGGTCTTCCTGGGTGCGGAAGTTCGCCATGCTGGCCGGGAACGCGGCGCGCAGCTCGTTGAACAGCTTGTTGAATACCTGCGCCACCTGCTCGACCGGCGCGCACTCCTGGTACTGCTCTGGCAGGTTATGGGCCATGCGGCTCATCTGCTCGCGGTCGTGGTTACGCATCTGCTCTGCAAGAGATTTCATCGGATCACCCCATAGGCCCAGTCAGTGTTGTTGAAGTCCAGATCTGGCTTGACAGCGCGCTGCTCACCTCCGGCGTTACGCTGCATTGTCAGCTTGTCCCACTGCTTACGCAGGCTTTCGGGACTCAGGATGTTGGTCTGCCAGAAGTGGTGTTTGCTAGCCCAGTCATACAGCGCGCAGATGTCCTGGTGCGACCGGTCGTCTATCTGGCGCATCAGGCGAACAGTGTTAGACCAGGAGGTCATGTCCGGGGCTTTGCAGGTTGGGTTAATCAGCTTCACCCTGGAGGAAATCCACTTAGCTGTCTCGAGGTCTTCAGCAGAGCCCCACTTCGCACCGGATGGTGTGTAGACCGCAGCTTCAGGATGAGTTGATAAAAATTTCTTCAGACGTGCGTCAGAGGATTCGTCAGAATTCTCGGACGAAGATCTTTTAATACTGTTCTTGTTCTTGTATTGGGTGTCTACCGTTTTCGGGAAGGTTATTCCTGATTTCGGGAAGGATTTTCCCGTTTTCGGGAATTTTCTTCCCGTTTCCGGTTTGTCTAAAATCCATGCTGAAAGGTCAGTGTTTACACCGACGATTTTCATCATGCCCTGCTTCTGTGAAAAGATGATTTTGCGTTCTGCGAGAGACTTAAGCGCGTCCGATACATGCGTATCGCTCAGGCCCGTAAGCTCGGCAATAACCGTATTTGTCACGCGGTCCTGTTTCTTGTTCCAGCCGTAGGTAAGCCAGATCACCGCCTCAAAACATTGCCATTCCCGGCCTGACAGTCTCAGGCGAGGCTTAAGCTGTTGGATCTCGTTAGCGACCTTGGTATACCCGTTCGACAGGTCGGCCATACGACCTCCCGGTTGTTCGGTTTTATTTGGGAAATTGATTATTTCAGCGGTGTTTGACATACTGTTCTCCGCAATTACGCACAGTTTTTGCACCTGAAAGCCGTTGGTGTTCGAGCACCGCGGCTTTCGCCATTTCTGAGCCCGTCATAGCGCACCACCCAGCATCGTTGTAACCATCGCCATAATGGGCGCCACAGAATCAGGTCCGTCCAGGTAGAGCTTGGCTACGATGCTCTCGCTGATTTCCTTCATCCGTTCGTGTCTGGGGGCTTTGAGGACGACAGCCTGTATCGCCTCAGCGTCTTCTTTCACCGACCTGGCGACACGAACCGCAAAGCAGTCGTGCTTAATCACGCGATCCCGGTACGCCAGCGGCAGAACCGAAATTATTACCGGCGCCAGCTGCTCGACGTTCGCCCGGTAGGCCGGTGATTTCTCGTGGTTGTCCAGCCAGCGAAACAGCTTCACGTTCCACACATCGGCGCTGCCGGTCATGTCAATGCTGTCAAGCTCGGCCTGTTCGGCAGCCTCTTTAATCGCCAGAGCGACCGCCACGCGGCCCTCTGCCGCCGCCCAGGCGCGGACGGCAGAACAGATAGCCCGGTGATCGACCGGCTGGCCTTCAGCCTCACTGTGTTGATACTGGAATTTCAGGTGCTCTGATGGCGCTCTGTTATTCTGTTGAAAAGAAAGTGTTTGCATTGTCAGTGCTCCTACTTTGGTAATCCGTCAGTGGGATTTGGATAGAGATCAGGGCGCAGCTCGTGGGGGGTTACGCCTGTCATTTTGAAAATCGGGAAGATATAGCTTGGCGGGACGATCCCTTGGTCACGATTCTTCCAATGACTTACAGACATACTCGTCACACCAAGCGCGATGCTGAGCTTTCTGGCAGAGCCAGCGGCTTTAATTGCTTTATCGAGTGCGGACATGTGCTTCTCCTGCTTATTGATAGCAGAAGTAAACCACAGATTTATACTTCATGCAAACTTTGGATTTATTGCGTGCATAAACCAAATATTTACAATGACCATATGAGAAAAGAAGAACCCAACCTCGTTCTGGTGGAGCGCCTTACTGAGATCACTGATCGCGGCGTTACCAAAGCAGACATGGCAAGAATAGCTGGAGTCACCCCTCAGGCCGTAAACGGCTGGTTCAAAAAAGGCGTGATTAGTAAGAAATCGGCACTGGCCATAGCCGACGCTGTTGGTATTTCTGTCGCCTGGCTACTCGGTGAAGACGTTGGGGAGAAAGACGGTCTCAAACCGGACGAACAGCGTTTGCTCGAGCTCTACCGCCAGTTACCGGAAGAAGAGCAGCAGAACATGCTCCGCATTTTTGCGCTTCGCCTGAAAGAGTTAGATGAGCTGTACGAGAAGTACATGAAGGGTCGGATTCGATCGCAAGGTGAGCAAACCTAAACCAGTAGTATCTAATTCCATGTAATAAAAATATTTCAAGATTTAATATCTTCTGGAGGATTCGGTGTCTAAAGAAACAACCGTCGAACTTATGCATCTTAATGATGTAATCGAAGCGAAAAATTTCATCGAGACCAATGCTGACGGTGTCGTAACAATCGGCACACAAAATGCCGGTTACGAAGTTTACAATTTTGTGTTCCTGAATAGCAGCCCGATCATCGGTACGGATAATGCGGATATAGTCGTCAAGGGCATGCAGCGAACCAAAGTTGTGTCTGTGACTTTAAGCAAACAAAAGGCTTATGATTTTTATCAATCCTTAAAAAGTATGTTTGAGGAATAATAATTGATGGATGCGGCTCAATCATCTCTTGGTGAAGGGAAGTTATTGATTGCATATTCAGACCATAGCGGAGCTACAGTAGGCTTAGAGTTTTCATCAGTAGCTTCGAGCCAAGCAACCTTCCTTATGGGTGCTTGTAGTTTTGCCGCTTCGGATAAACAAAAACGGATTGTCACATCAGTTGCTATGGATGATACTGAAATCATTCATACGTCAACTGAAGATGGAGGTGACGACATGGAAAAGAGATTGGCTATTCTTGAGGTTGAAGTTGCCCACATCAAGAAAGATGTTGCCGAGATAAAAAACACAGTTTCAAAAGTTGATACGACAGTGAATTCACTGGACAAAAATATGGCTGTAGTTTTGGAGAGGCTGTCTAGTATCAAAGAGTCTGTAGACAAAAAGCCCTCATCAGACACAGTGGACAAGAAAATCTCTGATGCTAAATTGGCGATTCTCTTAGGTGTCCCTGCGATTATCGCCATTGGTACAGGGCTGTACAAAGCTTTTATGCACTTCTTTTAGTCAGATTTGGTCAATACGCCTGAGTTATAAGGCTCTCAGCTACTAACTCTGTCGCCTTCCCCGAACCTTCTCATCCCGACCACGCGTCGGGATTTTTTTTGCCTGCGATTCTGCAGACGTGTCACAAAACCCAGCCACATAAACCTCAGATTTACAATTAACACCAACCTTAAGTTGACACATATGTAAACCAGTGATTTAATCTAACTCACCAAGACGCACCACGAACCACCCAGGCATGGAGCCCACGAAGTAGCCGTCCGGGGCATACGAAAACCGGAATGAGGTGGTGATATTAACGCGCAGTAGGTTTGAAACGTTCCGCCAGCCTGGCGACAAGGGCAAACACAGAAGTGAGCTTCGCGGTGGTGAATTGCAGAGTTAAAACGCTCAACTGTGAAGATCAGCGTCACGGCACCACCAGCGAAGTTCACTCAGCAATAGTGGAGAACATCATGGTTCATCAGCACTACGGTACACAGACAGTAAACCGCGGCGCAGTTCAGCCGGGAATGCTTGTAAAACACAAAGACTCAACCTGGACCGCATCTGCTAACGCACGCGGTCGCCTGTATCTTCACCGTGGCATCGAACGTACCTACACCAAAGATTTGCTGGTTGAGGTTTATCTAAACGGTTTAGGACATGGCCTTAGCCATTAACGGAGTGAGTTATGCAGGAGAAAAAATGCGCGTACTGCCGCAAGCCGATCAAGCAAGGGAAGGAAGTTAAAAACGAACTGCTCTTTATCCACGGCACGCAGTTGAAACGCGAGCAACGTGATTACTGTTCAGTACGTTGCGCTTCGTTCGACCAGATGGCCCACGAAGCATAACGAAAACCCCGCGCAAGGCGGGATTCACGTCCGGTGCCACCGACCAAAGTTACACCGGAATTTATACCAAACCAAAAAACATCCAATGGGCGCTATCTCTGGCCCGGGGATTCTAACACTCAAAAAAGAGGATCTCACATGGAATTTTTCCATCTGATAAAAGCCAGTCAGAAGTCTGGCAAGAAAGATGCAGTGATTTGGTTCACTGCGAAAAGTGTAGCGCGCGCCAATCTCCAACTCGATGTGGCACTGGAAGAAGCCGGAATTGAAGAAACTGGCCGCGGTAAAGATTATGCCAAACCAATCCGCACCGATTTCCCGGTATATGACGACCTGCCGGAAGAAGGCGCAGTGGATTACACCTGGTGCAAACGCTACGAACTGCAGAACGATGACCGCACCTGGCTGCCAAAAGTCACAGCTGAAAACTCTGACGAGAAAACGGCTCAGACCGTTGATAGTCACATAACTACTGAGTCAACGCTGCCAGAAACCGCTGGCATCACGCTGGACGAACACGACGACGACTCAACCCTCTACCCGGTAGTGCAGATGCCGTTTCGTAAGCAACTGCTTTCCCAGTTCACCGCCGACGAACTGCGCCACCACGTAACCCGCGAAGAGTACGAAGCTATCGGCGCGCTGGAGATGGACACTGATAACAGTTACGTCCAGAACTTGCTGTTAGCTGCTGAGAACTGCCCGGAAGTGAAGGGTTACGACACCAAAGACCTGTGGCGCTACACCGATGCCATTCGCAAAGTGTTCAGCCAGGACAAGCGTCACGAACTCGCGCTGGTACTCCGTTTCACCAGAATGTGGGCGGCGACTGATTACATTGACCGTGGCATCCTGGCGCGTGAATGGGCTGCCGGTAATCACATCAGTAGTGTTCAGCGTACTGATTCCGGAACCAATGCCAACGGCGGTTACGTCACTGACCGTGGACCTGATGCATACCATACCCTTGACACTCTCGATTTAGAGATTGCATGTGCCCTTCTGCCTATGGACTTCAACCACTTCGAGATCCCGGGCAGCATTCTTCGTCGCGCTAAAGAAATCGTGACCAAAAAAGAAGAACCGTGGAAATCATGGAGCAGCATTCTGCGCAATCAACCCGGCGTTCTTGGCGTTAACCGCACAGCTATTTTTAACCTGATACGTATCGCGCCGGAAAATATTCATCTAACTCCTGTCGCTCACCTGGAGTTTGTTAACCGGACCATGACTGCTGCGTTTAATGCTGCTGTTGAGTTATTGCCATTGCATGAAGCTGAGCCCGCAACACAGGAAATTCCCCAACCTGAAAGTAAGGAGTCTCCACGCAAACCCTTCTGCACTCACGAAGAGTACCTGCAACGCGTACGTGAAGAAGAAGCACGCCGCCGCGCAGAGGAAGCGACAGCACAACCACATAAAGCCGAACAAGAACTGGTTAAAAATGTCGGCAACGGAATATTCGATGTTACGGCTTTACTGCAGAACTCAGCAACTCATGGCACGAAACAGGCTACGGAAACCACCAGCAATGTGCAGGTTCAAGAAACTGTCAGTGATGAAAAAAATGTTGGTAATAAAATGCAGTCAGGCGAAAGCAGTCTGGAAACTGGTGAAGAGTCACATCCCGGCCAGCAGGCCGATGTAAACCAAAATACGGAATCTGTCGCTCAAAATAGCGATTCTGTAAACCAGACTGAACCAGTTTTGGCACACGTCGAGCCAGAGGCGCAATCTGACGAACAAGCTGTTTTTTACCCCGATTACTTCGAGCCTGGGCGCTATGAAGGTCTGCCGAACGAGGTTTACCACGCTGCCAACGGCATCAGTTCCACCCAGGTAAAAGATGCGCGCGTTTCGCTGATGTACTTCAATGCGCGCCACGTTGAGAAAACCATCGTCAAAGAGCGCTCCTCAGTGCTGGACATGGGAAACCTGGTACATGCGCTGGCGTTGCAGCCAGAACAGCTCGATGAAGAATTTAGCGTTGAACCCGTAATTCCGGAAGGTGCATTTACCACCACGGCAACGATCCGCGCGTTTATTGATGAGTACAACGCCAGCCTGCCAGCGCAACTGAGCGCAGACGATATCAAAGCTTTGCTGGATGAATACAACGCCACCCTGCGAGCGCTGGTGCCGCTGGGCGCTAGCCTGGATGAAACGGCGCAGAACTATATGGCGCTGCCAGCTGAATTCCAACGTATCGATGCAGATCAGAAGAAGACAGCAACAGCAATGAAGGCGTGCATCAAAGAGTACAACGCCACCCTGCCAGCGCAGATTAAAACCAGCGGCAGCCGCGACGCACTACTCGAACAACTTGCGATTATCAATCCTGACCTGGTCGCGCAGGAAGCTCAGAAGCTGCAACCGCTGAAAGTCTCTGGCACGAAGGCCGATCTGATTCAGGCCGTGAAGGCAGTCAAACCAGATGCAGTGTTCGCCGACGAGCTGCTCGATGCGTGGCGCAACAATCCGGAAGGGAAAGTGCTGGTTACCCACCAGCAACTTGCCACCGCGCAGGCAATTCAGTCAGCACTGCTCTCGCACCCGACCGCAGGCATGCTGCTAACCCACCCGAGCCGCGCCGTTGAGGTGAGCTACTTTGGCTTTGACGAGGAGACGGGACTGGAAGTTCGTGTGCGCCCTGACCTTGAGATCGACCTAGACGGCGTGCGTATCGGTGCTGACCTGAAAACCATCAGCATGTGGAATGTTAAGCAGGAAAGCCTGCGCGCCAGGCTACACCGGGAAATTATTGAACGTGATTATCACCTGAGCGCGGCTATGTACTGCGAAACCGCAGCGCTGGATCAGTTCTTCTGGATTTTCGTCAACAAAGACGAGAACTACCACTGGATCGCCATCATCGAGGCATCCGCTGAACTACTGGAGCTGGGTATGCTCGAGTACCGCAAAGCGATGCGCAATATCGCAACCGGATTCGACACAGGTGAATGGCCAGCGCCAATCACTGCTGACTACACCGACGAACTGAACGACTTCGACCTGCGCCGCCTTGAAGCGCTGCGTACTCAGGCATAAGGGGAATGATGATGGAAAACACGAATATCGTAACCGCTGAACAGCAGACTCCAAACACGATCTCAGCCAGCAATGCCATTTTCAACGTGCAGGCTTTAACCCAGCTTCAGTCTGTCGCCGGGTTGATGGCACAGGCAGCCGTAACGGTGCCTGAGCACCTCCGCGGCAATCCGGCAGACTGCATGGCCATCATCATGCAGGCGATGCAGTGGGGTATGAACCCTTACGCCGTGGCGCAAAAGACGCACCTGGTTAACGGTGTCCTGGGATACGAAGCGCAACTGGTTAATGCGGTGATCTCCAGCTCAAACGCCATCGTTGGCCGCTTTCACTATGAGTACGAGGGCGACTGGTCGAAATGTGCCAGCAGCCGCGAGATAACCGTTAAAAAGCCTGCGAAAGGTGGCGGGACGTACGACAAGAAAGAAATGGTACGCGGTTGGGAAAGTGCTGATGAACAAGGACTGTCGGTACGGGTAGGTGCCGTTATTCGCGGTGAAAGTGATATCACCTGGGGAGAGCCTGTTTTCCTCTCCAGCGTAATCACACGTAATTCTCCACTTTGGGTATCAAACCCGAAACAGCAGATCGCTTATCTGGCACTCAAATACTGGGCGCGCCTGTATTGCCCTGCAGTTGTTCTTGGTGTGTACACCCCTGATGAGATTGAACAGCGCACAGAAAAAGAGATCAACCCAACGCCGCAACGCGTTAGCCTGGCTGATATCTCAGGTGACACCGTCACAACCACGCAAAGCGCACAGGAATCGTCGGTAAATGTCGACTCTCTTGCCGATGATTTCCGCGAACGCATCGAATCTGCTCAGGACGTGGATAGCGCCAAATCGCTGCGTGCCGACATTGAAACGGCGAAAGCTACGCTGGGATCCGCACTATTCACCGAGCTGAAAAACAAAGCCGTAAAGCGTTATTACCTAGTGGATGCACGCAACAAGGTTGAGGAGGCTATTAAATCCCTGCCCCAGCCCGACGAGCCGCATGCAGCCGAACGGTTCGCTGAAGCCGAGCGCATGCTTGCATCTTCAAAGCGTCACTTAGGCGATGAACTGCACGATCAATTCAGCATCACCCTGGCGGATATGAAACCGGAATACGTGGCCTGACGAAACCGGGAGGGGTAACCCTCCCTCAAGGAGATTATATGCGACTGATCAATCGAGGAAGTAAGCAATCACCTTTAGCTCGCCAAGCATGCGACATCGCGCTGGCAGCTCACTTGCAAACATATGGCGACTATGGGCGAAGCAAGATGAAAGAGACTTATACGGTGAAGGTTGAAGGCGTGAAAGTCTGGGTGGAGGTGGTGAACCGAAAGGCGAGCTACGTGGCCACAGCGATGACCGGCATGCGCCGTCTCCGCTCCCTGCCCGGGCAGGTTGGTTGAAAAAGATTTTGAATGGCCCGAACGGGCAACTGGAGAGAGCTATGGATGATATTTTGGTAACGTCAGACCTGACCAGTCGCTACAAAATTTCACGCAAAACCCTTTGGTCATGGCAAAGTGCAGACACAATGCCTCGGGGCTTCGTATGCCCGTTCCCACCCCCTGACTGGCCCGGCAACCCTAACCGCTGGCGCTCTGAGTCAATCAAAGAGTGGGAGGATAAAAAGAAGATAAATTAACTGAAGGGCTCTCCGATGATCTCTTCAAGATGGCTCTGCCAAACGCGGAGCCAGTGTTTCTGATCATCGATATAGTCATGAAGGTTGTAATGCGCCATAACCCCCACCATCTGATGCCCGAGCAGCTTTTCAATTACGTGCGGCGGGCAACCTAACTCAGAGAGATTTGTGGCTATCGTCCGCCTCATATCATGAAGCGACCACTCTGCCATACCTGTTCCATTCCAAATAGAACGGGCGTAATTGGATGCCACAGGTGAATGAACGGGCGAATCTTTGATCCCGCCATCAATTTTACGTTGTGAAGTCACCAGGTGATTGGTGTTTATTTTCTTGAGGTGATTTCTGACCAGGTTAACGGCGGCGTCTGAGAGTCCCCTTCTAATATGTACCCGAGTTTTATAACTGCCCGCAGGCACGACCCACTCATTATCATCCAATCGAAACCATGATCTCTCACTAAGTCGAATCTCAGCCGTACGGCATCCGGTAAGCATAATAAATTTCACCAGGAAAACGGACTCTATCGACATATGGCTTTTCAACCACTGATAGATTTTGCGCAGATCGTCATCGTCCATCCTGCGAGTTCTCTTTTTAGGCTTTTGCCCGACATCAGATGGCAGTAATCCCTCGAGTGGGTTTGAGGCGATCACACTTCTGTTAACGCAGAACCTAAACGCCCGTTTGCACAGCGAAAGCATGTAATGAGCCATCACCCTGCTTTCTATAGAATCGAAGACGTTGATCCAGTGCATTTTCGCTGTGTTATCGACTTTGACATTCTTCATCGGTTCGGCGATATGTTTCTCAAACACCTGGCGATAGTAATCGACTTTAACTAGCCCGTTAGCGATACAGTGCCTTTCAATCCAGTAATTGAACGCTTCGGCAACGGACATCGCTTCCTGTCGGGTCTGCTTATCCAGCTTCACCTGCTCTCGCGGATCCAGTCCCTCAGTTAACCAGTTTCTGAATTGTTGGCGACGCTCTCTTGCCTGGGTGATACTCATTGCAGGATAATCACCAACATTGAGTTTTACCGCTTTACCGGCCCAGCGATACCGATAGAAAAATGATATTTTTCCGGCCTGGCTGATTCTGGCGTTGAGCCCGTGCGAATCAGAAATAATCTCGATATCATCTCTTTTCTTGCCGAGCGCCTTCCTGAGCTTTGTGTCGGTGATCAT